GCGCCTGGTTGCCCAAGGGTTGGCCCACGCCAATAAAATGGGTTTACGTTGGGTGCGTTGACTTTGATAACACTGCCAGTACCGTCGCCAAAAAAATGTGGCGACAAAGTGTATTGGTAACCCGTATTTCCCATTGTTATGGTACGAGTCATTAAGTACGTTCCCGCAGGAAAATACAAGGCGGGCGCTCTTCCTGTACCACCAACGTTGGCAAACGAATAAATGTACGTTATAGCTGATTCGATGGCATCTGTGCTGTCCGTACTCCCTGTAGGATCAGCACCAAAGTCCAATATGTTTACTGGCGCGCCAGTAATCATTGAATAACTTGCTTTTGTGAGCGCCATTTTTATTCCTCAAACAAAGTATGTGCCGGAACAAAACAATGAACCCGAAGCAGCTAAACTTACGCTGTTGATGTCACCAGCTTGGTCTGCAAAATTTAAAGTAGTGCCGCCACCGTCTACGTTATAAAACAGCGCCGCAAGAGTAACTACAGAACCCGCAGGGCATCCTGCTAATAGGGGTACTGTCCCGCCAGCTTCTTTTGCAAATGGTAGACCGGTGATATACACACGACCACTACCAGATTTAGCCGCCCACGTTACTTGCATATTAACGGTAACAGATTTACCAATTTTTACGTACGTTGCTATGGGTGTAGTAATCGTTTGAGTGTTTGTGCCAAATTGCAAAACTGGCGTCCAAGTACCAGTCTCATAAGAAGACAATACAGAACCAGAACCAAACTGAATACTGGTAGCGCCGACTGCACGGCCTGCGGTTAAATTGGCAACACTAACCTGTCTGGTTGTGCTACTTTGGACAATAGGCAGTACTTCTGTCCCCGCAAGCGGGGTGGTAGATGCTGGTAGAGCAGAGATTTTTGTGTCGGCCATGATGATTCCTTAGTTAAACATGACTTCAATTAATGAAGTGTTTGGCGGTGCTTGTGAAAACGTCAATGTTGTGCCTGACACGGCGTACGTATTTTTTTGTTGATACAAACCGTTAATATACACAAACGTGTAGTTCTCACCCAAAGATGCTGAACTTAGCGTAAATACGGTTTGCGATCCTGTACCAGTAAAGTTTTGAACCTGGTATTCTACCGCGCCGACACCTGAAATGTTGTCGTAAGTTGCAATAAGCACATCTGTCGATGTGTACAAAGCAAATTTGTATGGTGATGTGGCCAACCAAATTTCACCGCCAGGCACGCGGCCTGCCGAATTTAAAATAATTGGGTTGGTATGCGCCGTGTTGCCGCTAGAAGACGTATAGCTTGTTTTTGGTGTGGTTGTGCCCGCTGCGTAGGTGTACAGCTTGCCGCCAGACAGGATTACGCCGCTGTCGGTAAAAAACTGCCAGCCCGCCCCGCCTATTGGTGATAAAAAAACCGCCATACGTCACTCCAAAAGAATCAAACCGCCGTCCTCTTGGACGAGATTATCATCGTTTTCGCACAACAAATTGCCAATAATAATGTCGGCATGTTTTCCGGAAAACAATGTGGCAATACCGCCTAAGCCAAGGCCTAGTGCATTGCGAAGAGCAACACCAAAGCTCATTGTTTGTTAATTGGTTTGCAGTAAACCGATCCAGCATCAGCCACTTGGATTGCGCTGACACGCCAAGGCGCGCCGGTGCCCATAGGCAAATAGAACGGGATCGGGGTGTACGCCGGGATCGGCGTGCTGGCCGTTGTGGCCACGGCGCCTGGGCCAATCTCCACGTAGCAAGGGGTCGTAGACCAAATTACCACGCCTTCAGGGCCAGGATTCCAAGCAGTGGTATTGCCCGCAGAACCGCTGTAAGACACGGTACGGCCAGGAAAATCAGTTTGTGATAGGGGGTTAAGAAGTTCCATCATATTTCCTTATGCCAAAAAGCGGAGTTTGTACAGAGTGCGAAGATAAATCTCAATGATGTTGTCAATGAGCTGCTGCAAAGATGAATCGGATTTGTCAACCACTTCATATCGAGCGTCTTCAATTTGTTTGAGCGAGTCTTCCAAAAACTCAATAATGTTAGCCGTCTTTTTGGCCGAATGCAAAGTAATTGGCCCCATTAAACCGTGCCGGCCTTGATAGGCTTCGGCAAAATCATCCGCTGCGCCAATGATCCGGTCATAGAAGATGTTGAGCGCCACATGCTTGCTGTAACTGCGGGTGTTCAAATGAACGCTGTGCGTCACATCTCGAGCCAAGAACAGCAACCCTACAAAATCACACGCTTTCATTGTGGCATCCCTTGTGGTGGCATCATCTGTTGCGGCTGTTGATATTCAGCCGACTCAGGCATCATCTCATTTTGTTCTCGGCCAGGCATTTCGCTTACCAAGTCCCCTGATGTGATCATGCCATGCACCGTACCCAGGACTATATCTTGAATTTGCTCTGGTGACATGCTTGCCTGCACTTGGGCCAAACGCTTGGTTTCGGCGTCGTATGCTTTGATTTGGGCCTCAAAATCCTTGCGCTCCATGTCCTGCGCTTCAATTGATTTGCCAACATTCTGGATCATCTGGTGCATCTGCTCCATCTCAGCGCCCATGGCTTGCATCTGTTGTTGCGCCGCCTGCAATGCTGGATTGTCATCGCCATCTGACATGAATTTGGGGTCAATGGTCTTAGCAAAACGCTTGGACATCTCTTGGGCGCCTGGCCAATCCATATTCTTAACGAACAGGTCACCGGCCACAGCCCACAGTTGAGGATTGCCTTGCAACAGTTGTGCCATTGCCTCCAATGCCTCTTGACGTTTGGTCGCATAGCCTGGGCCAGTGATTGCCACCACGTCGTACTTGCCGACGCCGGGGTTGTAGATTTTCTCCATGACAATCCCGCGCTCATCAACAATCTTGTTAACCGGCTGCTCTTGCTCTGGGTTAATCTTGATCATTTTGGTCTCGCCATCTTCACCGATGATGCGAGCAATGCGCTGGGTGTCGTAAATCTTTGGGATCAAGTCCACCAGTTGGCGGGCCACATGGCGCACGCCGCGAGCCAAGTTGTCTCCGTAATGGTACGTACCTACATCGCCTTCACGCTGGCGGGCGAGAATGGCTTTGCCGCTGCGCTCATTGGAGCCCATGCCCAAACTGGCGTTGTATTGTCCGGTGGTGCTCTTGATGTCTTCAGACGCCCCCGCTTTGGCTTGCAATAGGCCGCTGGAGGCCATCGGGGGCTGTGCCCGCTGGGGTAATGGCAGAATTGCGCCTTGCCCGTCTGTAACGTCTGGATTGACCTCCAAATACGGCCAGTTTTGCGTGTTGGCAGTCTTCCACTGATTTTCGTAGCCTTCAAACTGGCCACCGTATCCAATGAATGGCGCTTTGGGGGCCAAGGCCAGCATTTCGGCCTCTTGGCTGACCCAGTAGTTGTACATGCGCTGGGCGTCCTTGGCGTTGCGCACCAAGCCCGACACATACAAACGACCATCAACTTCAAACTCGTTGCCCACGATGCGGATGACGGGAATCCACTTGCCCGCCCACTCGCGCTCTTCAAGAATTTCGTACCCGTTAATCTTGCAGTATTTGATCTTTGGACGATCAGATTCGCGTGACTTCTTAGGCTTGCCGTAAATGGCCCGCAGTTGCTTGTCTTCGGGCGTACCCTCAAACGCCGTGGCGTTGCCGGGGTACAGATTTAGCGTCGTGCGGTCAAAGTCGATATAGTAATAATCCGCGATGCGGATCGTGTCTTCATTGAGCCAATTGCTGATTGACTGATCGCCCACGCCCAGCGACTGCAAAGTGGTGATGGGTGATGCGTCTGGGTACATCCGCTCAAACTCGGCCTTGGTCACATCTTCAGTGACAAAGCACCACTTGGCATCCGCACCGGTTGGGTCTTGAATCGTTGGATCCATGTAGACCGAAAAAGAATTGCGCACACGGCCAATCTTGATGTCTTGGTCGAATGTTTTGTCGTCGCAATACTCGGTCAGCAGGCGAAGGTAACCTTCGCCGTAAGAAACTTGGTTTTCGCAAGCAGTGTCGTAAGCCACATCGGCGTCGCTGATGTACTCAATGTGCCGAATCATGCCGTTAAAAATGTCGGCCACTTCCACGTCGGCGTTGTCGTCCACCGGAATGACCTTGGCACCAGGCCGATTCTGACGCTGATCGTTAGTGACTTGCCTAACGTGCTGCGGCAGTTTGTTGATCGTCAGGCATGGGCGGGCGTTGATGGTCTGACCTTGCACCGCGCCACGAGTGGCCAGCACATCGGCGGGCCACTGCCATTGGTTGTCGGGCGAGCCGGCGTAAAACCGCAGGTCATCAATTTCATCTTCGCGGCTCTCGGCAAGCGCGGACACCGCCAGATCAAGCCTGGCACGAGCTGTGGCCAAAATGTCAGATGCGCTCTTCTTGGGTTTACCGCCTTCGGCCACTGCGCCAGCAGCCGCAATGCCTGTAAAGTCTGCCATTATTTGATCTTGCTAAGAACTTTGTTCACCGTTGCCTTGACATTGTTACCCGATGGAATCGTGGCGTAACAATTGGCAGTAGGCGAATGGGTTTCTTTGTTGCGGTCAGGCATACCACTACCTGACATTTTAGGCTCGCGGCTGTTTAGTTTAGCGATGGGGGCGAGAGTCTTGCTCATTTCTTTCCTTTCGGGGCGGCACGTTTGACTGCATATGCGATTGCCACGGCCTGCTTGACGGGCTTGCCCGCCTTGACTTCGGCTTTGACGTTCTTGCGGAATGCTTCGGGGGATTTAGATTTAACAAGCGGCATGTTACTTCTTCTTTGCAGTTTTGGCCGATTCTTTGAAAGCCTTGGCCGTGGGAGCTCCAGGCGTGCCTGGTTTTCTCATTTTTTCTTTAGAGCCAGCGGCGATACGAGCCTGTTTGGCGTGGAGGTTTGCGTAAAGTCCAGGTTTCATATTAACACTTCCATCGTTTGAGTGAAGCCTTGGCGCGTTCAGCATCACCTTTGGCGTGCTTTACAACACCTTCCATGCGGGCGCAAAAGCTGGCTTTGCGGCCAGCATCTGCCTTGGTCTTGGGGTTGGGTGCTGGCGCCTTGAGGTTGGAGCCCGTGGCGGCGTTGTACTTAGCGCGGCCCTTCTCAGTCAGACCTGCGCCCTTGGACACCGGCAACTTTTCGCCGCGACCGACACTCAATGAGACTTTTTTCATGCGCCCATCCATCCTGTAGACACTGCGCTGCCGTAGTTTCTAGTGGTGCGCTTGGGTTCGACATACTCACGGTGTGCCACTGGAAAGGCAAACGTGACGGCAATAGCGTCAGCAGCGTCGGGTGAAGCAAGACCGCGAGCTTTCATTTCCTTTTTGCTTTCTAAGAAGATTGTTCCCCGTGAATCAGGTTTCATCATAGGCGAAATCAAGTCCGTCTTCAAAAACCTGTCGTTAGGGATACTAGCAGATTTCAGCCATTCTCGCATATCTCCCCACATTTGCGCGCGCATATTGCCGTACATGATCGGATTTTTAGACTTATTCCCAAAATTTATGCCCTTGATCTTGTACCGTTGCTCTTTTAATCGATCAACAATACCCGCCCCTAGCCCACCTTCGTCAATCACGACCAGCGCCGGCTTAAATTCGTCGATTGCCTCGATCACATGCCCCACCACCGTCATGGTGTCGTCGCCCCTGTGGCGCATAATCTTCACAATATCCCGCCCTTGCCGCACCGCAATGACGGTTGCGTCCGCTCCGAACCGCGCCGGGTCTACGCCAATGATGATCGGCGCCGACTGATCCTTGTACTTGGGCCGGGCCATGGCGTCGTCCACCACACTGGACGAAATAAACTGGTCATCGCCCGCACTTGGGAACATGCCGTAGACCTCGACGTGCGCTTGACTTGAATCCGGCCCGTATTCCTCAATAATTCGGTTGTAGACCGCTTTGTCGGTACCCTCAACCGTTCTGGCGTCCACAATTCGGGTGCGCCAAAACGCTCGTTTGGAGTTAAAAGCCTCGTAAAAGTACCCGGTGTTGCGTCGCGGGTTGGAAAACGCCAACCAAAACCGGTTTGGCGTGTTTTCTGTGAAGAAACCGCCGGTCACCGCCCAGATCGAGTCGTCAATACCGCTGGCTTCGTCAAAAACCACCAGCACACCGTCAAAGTTGTGCACGCCCGCATAGGCGTCGGGGTTTTCGGCTGACCACAACCGCCCTTCCACGCCCCAGTAACGCGTGCCTTTCTTCAAGTCCCGCTCGACCAGTTCAGTCAGCCACTTGGCCGGCATCACCCGGGTCGCTGAGACTTCAAACCAATGTGAGTTAATGGCCATGGCCAGCCATTTGGTAATCTCGGCCCATGTGATACTTCTGAGCTGCGACTCGGAGTTGGCCGAAATAATGGTTGTCGAGCCTATCCTGGTGGCCACCATCCAGATCGTGATCCAACTCACCAGCGCCGACTTGCCAATACCTCGACCAGACGAGATGGCCTCTTGCAGCACGTCAAAATCCACCTTGCCTTGGTTTAGCTTGATGTGTTCGGCGATGTCCAACAACACCTCGCGCTGCCATTTGCGTGGGCCTTGGAAGTGTTCCAGCGGCGTACCCTTGACGCTCCAGGGGAAAGCAAACATCACAAACGCCAGCGGGTTGTCCTTGATTGCCGGGCTCCACAGCCGGGCCATCAGTTCTTGTTCGTCTTCAGCGCTGTATATGGTGCTCTGCATGCGTAGGTAACTCTAGTTTGGGACTTGGCTCATGGGCGACGACGTCGATGACGCGGGACTCAGCGTCGCGCAGCGCCTGGGTGACTGAGATGCGCTGGTCAACATCAATACTGATGGACTGCTTGGCCACCCAGCCGTGGACGTTTTGGAGGATCGCCAGCGCCGCCTTGGAGTCGCCTTCGCGCGCTGCTTTGTGCAAGCACTGAGACATTTCCATCTCAGCGTCTGCCTTGCCCTTTTGCGCTGCCATCTCCGCGATGGGGTCAAGTTGCACCAGTTGCCGGTACTCGGATGGCAACATGCCAGAGGCCAACGCCAACGAGTCGCCTTTTAACCCCAGCTTGGCGGCTTCGTAGATGCGGTTTAAGCGCGCCTCAGTCGCTTCGACTTTGCGCGGTGCAAAAGGTAGGCTTTCGAACATGTGCCGAATATACCAAAAAATAAATTTAAAAATTTGTGGGCAATGTGGGCTATAAAAAATTTTGTTTGTGGCCCCTCCGCTTCCGTGGCCATCGGCCGCCGGCCCTACCCGGGGGGCCATCGGCAAAGAGCAATCGGCCACCGGCCATGCAGCTTACAAACCTTACAAACCTTACAAACCTTACAAACCTTACAAACCTTACAAACCTTACAGTGTAGTACTTTAGTGGGGGGGCGTGTGGACCATGTCCACATGACCCGGTGGCTCGCTGGGCATGTGGCCTTTTGCATGATGTAGTACTTTAGTGGGGGGCATGTGGACAATGTACCCACGATTTTTTTTTTGCTCCCAAACGTGGGGGCTGGCGCAAAGCTACCATTACTTACATGTAACTTACAATTTTAAAGTAATGATCAAGGTCTCATAAATCTTTGCCCACATTGTCCACAATCACCGGTTTTCATTCGTAAACCACGTGGGCAAAATCCACATCCGCGCCCGCTCACAATCAAGCCACAATCGCGCCACACAATAACCCCACACAATCGCGGGTCAATATTTGCATGGGTTGACAAGCGCTAGACAATGCCTTACGCTCTCTCTACCGGTGCAAAATCGCACCGGCATAAACTACAGTAAAGGCGCATCATGCAAACTAAAATTCCGACAATTAACAGTTCTAAGATCACATGGTATGTCTTAGATGGCGCAGAATGGCTAGATTTCGTCAAATGCTACTGCGCCGATGGCGATGGCATTCTTCAATTAGAAGAGCGCAAAGATGGTTCATATGCCCTGAATGACCAAGGCGAGATCGTCAAAACATGGACTGACATCAAGTCCCATGAGGATTTTTTGGCCATTCTTGAATTAGCTCAGAGCTATCTCGCCGCCACATATCACGAGATTTTTGAAGACGCCGAACATCATGGCTATTGAGCAATACTAATTCAATTAAATAATCGAAAGGTCCATCATGTCTAAAATTTTAGGTTATATCGCGTACGAAGGTCTGTCATTGATCGACGGCGCGCCCATTATCGTCATTGTTAACAAAATCCACACCGATTCTAAAAACGATAAGACCGGCGCGATTGTGCAGTCGTTTATCATCCGCTCCGATATCGCGCCCATGGCCGCGCTACAAAACGGCGCCGATGTGTCTATATGCGGCGATTGTGGCCACCGGCCATATCTCATAAAAACCGGCCAAAGTGACGAACCGCCATGCTACGTGCAGGTCGGGAAATCGGTCCAATCGGTTTATCACGCATACAAGCGCGGCCGGTATGTCAAAGCGGACCCGGCCACAATCGCGCGCGCGCTCGCAGGGAAAATTGTCCGCTTGGGCACGTATGGAGACCCTTTCGCGGCGCCGGTCCGCATGTGGGCGCAAATAACCCGGTATGCAGCCGGTCGGCGCGGTTATACCCATCAATGGGACCGGCCGGATTTTGATGTGGCCGCATGGGCGCCCCTTGTCATGGCCAGTGCGGACAATATCGACCAAGCGGCCAAAGCAAACCTTTTAGGCATGCGTGTTTTTAGGGTTAGTGTGGGCGTTGACGTGCAGCCGGGCGAAGCATCATGCCCGGCGTCGGCCGAAGGTGGCCGCCGGTCCACATGCGCAAAATGCACATTGTGTAGCGGTACGTCGATCAACGCGCGCGATATTGTGATCGCGGACCATGCCGCCGGGCATGCGCGCCGGGTTATTTCAATCGCTAGTGTGTGACCTTATGCGGACCCTCCGGGGTCCGTATCGGAGCGCGCATTGGTGCACGCTATAACATCGAAAGGTAAATTATGATCAAGACTATGAAGGCCAAATATAAGGGCAAGGATGCGCGCACCGGCGCGCCGATATACCCGGGTGACGAGATCCAATATTGCACGGCCACGCGGCGCGCGTGGATTACTGGTGAGCCGGGTGAGATAACGTTCATAGGGGAAAGTGGCCCCACCACGTTCTATCGAAACCCTCGGGGCCGGTGCATCGATGCCCCATGTTGCGGGTGCTGCACCATATGAACTATTTCACCACGAAGGGCGCAGCCCAAGCCTTGGCCGATGCCTTGGCCATGGATGACGCGGACGCATGGCTGTATGAAGTCCATGCGAGCCCACGCGGGTTCTATGTGGCCGTGTTTGATTTTGACCACTTTTTTTTGGGGAACCTATGAGAGACATTTTTACCGCATTGATCATCGCGGCCGCGCTCACCGTGTGCGCGCTGGCCTATTTTGACGTTCTAATTAAATAAGGGGAAATTATGATAACCATTGGAAAAACCACATACAAAACCGCGCGCGATGGCATCATGGCGCACCACGCAAAATGCACCGGTAAGCATAAACCGGTTAAGTCTAAGGGGCACGTTAAGCGGTTCTATCCGCCCTTTGGCGCCACCATGTCAACCGCCGATTATGTGGCCGCTTATGAAAAGCTAAACAAGGGGCTAACCGCCTGGGACTGGCAGCCATTGTCTGAAAACATCACGCTGGCCAGCGGCGAAGATAGCGCATGGGAGGTGGAAGATGCTGCATCCGATATTTGAGGACATTTTGCGCCGCTATGCGCCACCGCCACCGGCACCGCCCAAGGGGGACGCGCCATGACTCTAATTGATTTTTGTGAGACGCCGCGCACCATGATGGAGATCGAAGCGGAGGGGTTTACCCGCGATCAAGTCTATGGCGCGGTCAAGCGGGGGGAGCTCGTGAACCAAAACCGAAAGGATGCCTGGGGGCGCATCAAGCGGGGCGCGGGTCTATTTACGGTGGCCTGCCCGGCCCCTACCTATGACGCCGCGCCACTGGTGGCAGCATGGCGCTGATTTGCGCGGTCATTCTGGCCGCTATACTGGCGCTGCTGCTGGACCTCTAGCAGTTGCCAACCCTCATAGGGCCCCTCGCGGGGCCCTTTTTTTATTGTTCAATCATCCGGCGCAGGTCTGAGCGGGAGTACTCTTTAAGCTCCGGGGCGCAAAAGACGTGTTTTTTGGTGTCATGGTCCCGCGACTTGATGCGCCCCATGTCGATCCACCCGGCTTCTTTGAAAGCGTGCAATAGCGCGGCCTGCACCACTTTGACCCCACCGGGGGCGATGCCCTGCAAGCGGTCGCAAAGGCCATAGAAGGGGCCACCGCACACCCCGCGGGAGAATTCACCCGCACGCCTGCGCATGAGGTCAACCAGGAACGATTCAGCGCCGGACATCCCATGCTCGACCATGATGGACTTGGCCTCAGTCATGGGGGGCGCTGCGTTGGGGTTCCACGCGGACACGTCACGGGTATGCAGATAGTGGGCCACGGCCTCAAAGCCGCCCCGGTGTTGGTACCAGTTCCACAAGCTCACGGCCTGAGCCTCTGGGAGCTTAGGGGCATCGGCCCAAAGGACAAACCAGCGCCGATCCTCGCTGGGTATGCTGATGGCCACGCGCTCATTGGAGAAGGCGATCACAAAAACCCGGTTCAGGGCCATGTAGGGGTGGAGCCCCTTTCGATTGACCATGAGCAACTCAGGGGGCGCGGCGATGATGGGCTTCAACGTATTCTCAAGCGCGCGGCGGTCTTTGGCCTCAGCTTGGCGTAACTCGGCGATCTCCATCACCTCGCACTCGAGCGCATAACCCCACTGGGAGGTGAGTTCCTCATTTTTGACCAGTGAACAATTGTGCTTGGACGGGCCACCAATGGCCCAAAAGAAGGGGGCGAACAGGGTATCTTTGCCGCTGCCATGGTTGCCACCCAAAAGGATGGCGTGGTTGATCTTGTGGCCTGGGAACTGGACTTTGTGGGCCAAGGCGTTCAAAAGGTGCTCGCGCTCGAACCGCTCGGGGATCATGCGCTCCACATGGGCCAGCCACATGGACACGTCACCGGCCACCGGCGTGGGGCGGGCGTCGCGCCAGCGGTTGCCGTACACATGGCCCTCACGCGACACCAGTACGGACGCGCCGGCGGCGTAAGTGATGCCGACCAGGGACTTGGCGCCCTTGCCTTGGCGGTTCTCATCGAATGACGTAGCGGCCTCAATGCGGCGCTTGGCGTTGTTTATGGATTTGCAGTCAATGTGTCGGAACAAGGCGTTGAAGGTAGGGCGCGACAGTTCGCGCCGATCTTGCATATCAAAAAAGGCGTCGTCGGTCTCGACGTAGGCAAAGCGCTCATACCATTCGTTTTTCTCAATGCGGCCAAGCTCTTTGCGCTCCACCTCGGCGATGACGCGCGCGGCCTCGTCTGGATAGTCGGCCGTGGGGGTCAGTTTGGCGCGCACGGACTCCATGGCCTGGGTGAGCAGTTCCTCACGCAAACCGGGGTTGTGGGCGGGGCCACCTTGGTCGGCCACCCACGTCAGAAAGGCGCGGGAGTCGAAGTCAACGCAATGCGAGTGCAAGCAGCAGTAGGCGCGGTTGGCGGGCATGTAGCGCCCCTCTGGGTTGCCATCGGTATGCTCGGCACTGTTGGGGCAGATCACGCCCGCCCAGCCCTCGCCATTGGGCTTGGAGAGCAGCAGACCCTGGCCAGAGAGCCACGCCATCACGTCATCGGCGCCATCATCAGAAATGCGGATCGGGCGCAGGGTGAGCGAGTCGGGCTCGACCGGCGTCACGCCCAAGGCGGCGCAGATGTCACCTAGTGTGTATTCTCTGGTAGGCTCAAACTCCACCAGGCGCGCGGCGAAGTTGTCGCGGCCAGGCTTGAGGTTGACGCTACCCGGCAGTCGGAAGTTGCGCACCGGGTTGCAAGCCCCCGGGTCGGTGTAGCCCGCCTCGGCGATGGCCTTGATGGCCGCGCTAAACTCGGCCTTGGTAGGTTGGTCGCTGAAGGCGTAGCCCCACTGGAACGAACCGGGCGAGGTCTCCATGATCCAGGTGGGCTCAAGCGGTGGGGTCTTGGACTTGGTGCCAATGTCGTCCAGCATCATGACCAAGATGTATTCGCAGTTGGCAGCGGACGCTGACACCCGGCCCTCGGTGAAGCGGTCGATGATAAAGCTGGCCGTGTTGCCGTACCAGGCTTGATCGCCCTTGATGCGCTTGGGGTCAGGCAGGAATGCCGGCCACGTACACTTGACGGCCCCATCGGCGTGGAGTTGTATCTCGCCGTCTTTTAACTGTGGTTTTTGTCTGACAATTAACGCTGTCTCGCCATTTGGGGCGAGTTTTGTGATAAATTCCAAGAATTCCAAAACTTCTCTCCTTTAAGAGCCCGCCTGCCAGCGGGCTTTTTATTTGCCATATCTCGACATGATCGCCACCTCTGCGTCAAGGGGCAAGCCCTTGGCCCACTCGGGCGGCGTACACATCACCTCTTTCAATCGCACGGCCATCTCCTCTGGCCGATCGGTCTCAATGACCACTTCGTCATGGACGTGGAGCACCACGTCATCGAGTTGGCGCAGCGTATGGCGTAGCAAATCATTGGCGGTGGCTTGGGTGATATTCTCACACGCCAAGCCTTTCCAAAGCCTTGCACGCGGCCATTCTTTTGCGTCCGCTGCTGGTTTCCAAGCCGCCTTGGCATAGGTCACGCCATCGGGCTCCAGCTTGGCAAACGGGTAGCACAGCACCCGCCCGGAGGGCAGAGCGTACCAGAGATGCTGGCCGTCGAACAGGTACGTAACCCGCCCAACGCTGAATTCATGGCCTTTATTTCGCATGGCGCGGGTGTAGGCTTCTTCCAAGTTCTGCCAGTAAGGCACAGACCAAGGGTTTGCCCTACGCCATGCGTCCACCATGCGCTTGGATTCGAACTCGGTCAGTTGCACGCCATACGCCCGACCCATGGCCGCGAAAGCGCCCACGCCACCGGCAAAGCCGCAGGCCAGCTCTTGAACCTTGCCGATCTGGCGCTGGTCTTTGGTGACATCGGCGACGGCCACACCAAAGGTGGCAGCGGCGTTGACCTTGTACACGTCCTCGCCCTTGGCGAAGATGGCCAGCTTGTCCTCCCCACGGCCTGAGAGCCATGGGTTGGCGCGGGCCTCTATCGCCGCCCAGTCAGCCACGACCAGATGCTTACCCGGCGCAGGCACAAGCGCGGGCCTGAGCATTCCTTTGAGGACGTCGGTGACTCGCTTGCCGTATGTTGGGACGATGGCGTGTCCTCTGACCATAGCGTTGCGTACGGCTGCGGGTTCTTCAGCGGTTTTACGGGTGAAATTGTGAACCTGGGCGCCGTAGCTAGAAGCACGGCCTGTAGCCGAGCCTCCAGCAAAGACAAACGCGCCTCGTACTCTCTGATCTTCCACATCGGCAAGCTGCGCGAGTCTGCTGAACTTCGCGACCGACGACGCCCATAAATCGTCGGCACATTGGATGACTTCGGCAACAGCGGGCGGTACTTCATCTGGATTCTCCATTGCGAGCAGGTTAGCCCGCACAGTCTTGTCAATCGAATACTTCATCTCGCCGTCTTTGTAGGTCTCCATGAGCTTCAAAGCCTGCGGCCCCACACGCTCGATCACCCACTGGCGCATCTTGGGGGAGCGCACGCTGGTGATCGCACCCTCAGTGACCTCGGCCACGATTTGCTCGATCTCGACCAACTCGTCGCTGGCGTACTTGACAGCGGCCTTGCACAGGGGCACATCGACCAAAACGCCCCGGTCGTTGATTTGCTCGTTGACGTGGTAGTCGAGCAGTTCTTCCTCTGACAATGGCCGCAGCGCCTTGCTGATGGAGCGCATGGCGCGCACGTCTTGTTCGCAGTAGGCGATCATCTCGGCCATGAGCTCGGGGTCGTTGCGAAATGGCGGTATGCACAGCAAGCGGATCAACTGCGAGCCGCGATGGTCTTTCTTCATGGACGCACCGGCAAAGCGCCCCACGTCTTCAAGCGAGCCAGGCGCGCAGTTGGCGCGGGCCTGGGCTGCGGTGCAGACGAACTGTGTTAAATCAAAGTTAATCTGCAAGACATACCAGAAGATCAAGCGCTCAAACGCTGCGTTGTGGGCGTAGATCGGGCCTTTGTATTCTGCAACCCAACGGGGGAATGGTTGGTCGGGCGTCCATGTTTGGACGTCTTCATCCTTGTATGCGTAGGACATGCACAGCAC